AACCCTTCTTATGATGGAACTGGTTTCTTTAAAGATTACACTAATGAAGATCAAAACTTTTATATAATAAATCATGAGGATCAGGGGTCTGATATTATTAATAATGGAAACTCTGAAGTAGGTAATTTAACAGAAGATTCAGAAGTTATTTCTATAGGTAATGCTTTTTTAACAAATTACTCTTTAGGATTTTCTGTAGGGTCTGTTCCAATTGTTTCTACATCCTACAAATGCTCAAACATTAAAATGGAAAATGGAGCTTTTGATGAATCTTTAAATCCAGCAATTAATTTACAGTCAGGAAACAACACTAACGTTGGTGTTGTCCAATTAGAGAATGCAAAAGTGAGTGGATTTGATTATTACAGCAGCCTTAATAGATTTAATCCGCCATTATGCTCACCTACTGATGTTAATGTGACATTGCAGAACCTACAGATTGGTGGTGCGCCTATCAGTGGTGACGCTCACCTACAATCATTCTCGTTCAACATCCCAATCAATAGAGTGGATCTGTTTGGTTTAGGGAGCGACTATCCATACGGGAGAAAGATCCAATACCCAATTACCTCATCTGTTAACCTAGAGTTTTTAGTGTCTGGTTTTGCTACGGGAGAGATTGCATCTTTGATTACCAATGAGTCTGGATATGCTTTTGATATCCAAGTCATGGATACAGGAGAGGAGTATCAAAATACATTTTCGTTTGAAGATGTTAAGTTGGAAAGTTCATCATACCAGATGGATGTTAATGGAAATATGACTTACTCTTTAGGATTTAGCTTTGAGATAACCAATTAAAATTATGGGCTTAAAAATTAAAAATAGTAAAAATATCGTTACAGATCAATTGGTTTTAAATTTGGACGCTTCCGATAAGCTGTCTTATTCTGGAAGTGGATCGACTTGGTATGACAGAAGTAGCCAAGGTAATAATGGAACTATAGTTAATGCTTCATTTAGTGACAATTCTATTGTTTTTGATGGTACGGAGGATAGAGTTAGCACTAATTATGGTTCAGGAAAAAACCCAACAACTCAAGATTTAACTTATGAAGTTTGGGCTAAAAAATCTGGAACGAGTGACAGTGAGTTTTTATTCTTTAATAGCCAATGGCTTGGCGGTAAAAGACTTTACGTTGGGTATCTAAACGGGAAATTAGCTTGGGGAATCCAAGATAGATCTTGGAATGTAAATGACACAGATTTTTCCATAACAAGCAATGTGTGGTTTCATACAGTTTTGACTTTTAGCGGATCTTCAGCTAAATTATACGCAAATTCTGAATTAAAAGATACCGATACGATAACCAGTTTTGAATTTTCTCACGATCTAGTTATAGGTAGTGCTAGGATTTATTCGCCACAACAAGATTGGACAGGAAATATTGCAAGCTTTAGAGTATATGAGAAAGCTCTTACGCAAGCAGAGATCCTTCAAAACTACAATGCTACCAAAGGTAGATTTGGTCTTTAATCATAATCAATCTTAACATTCTTGCTCTCGTAAGTCTGTTTCTTCTCTGCTATATGCCGCTGACCATTTCTCTTAGCAGCATAATCATCAAAGTATTTTTTCTTAATAGGATCTACTCCTCCAGATTTTTCTGCTCGTCTTGCGCTCATTTCTGATGAATAGTCAAGCATATCACCCATAGTACCCTTCTTTGCTCCTGTGCTGTCCGTGAACTGCCTTTGGCTAAACGGATCAATGTTGGAGTCGATAGAGGCGTTAGGCGCGTAGAATACCCTCTGCCACTCAACACCAAAATCATCTATATAAATATGTTCTTCGTCCATAGATTGGAAAAGATCTTTATGTTCATCTGTTTCTGGGTGCTTATAAGTATATAAAGGCATAATTTATTATAAATAAAAACGGGGGCGTTTCCACCCCCGTTATTTTAATTGACTTTAATTTTGGTTGGTTTCGATCTTCCCTTTTTAGGTAGGTCTATAATCAGCAATCCATTATCCATTTCACAGGTAATAGATTCTGTTTCGACCTTTTTAAAAAGTTGAACAGAGAAAGTTTTCTTTCGACCTTCTGGACTAGTCTTAATTGTGAGCCTATCTTCAGTAGCTTCAATATCAACATCCTCTTTCGAGAATCCAGCGAGTTCCACTTTTAGTTCAAAGGAATCTCCTTTATCTTTAACATAATTTTGGTTATTAAAACCATAGTCATTAAACAAGTCGTACAATAATGTATCAATCATACAAACTCTTTAACACTTCTTATGCCAGATCGAAATCCTTGGAAATACGGGCTAAAATGACATCCACAGTGTTCTCATAAGTCAACTTGTCTGCTAACTTTCGTCCTTCTGTGTTAACTTGTCCCACTTTCTTTTCAGCTTGTTCCATAGCATTGATTACATCCTCTTCATTCCAATCATAGAAAGTTCCTTGATTGAAAGGCGAACCTTTTTTAAAGAAGACTTCATCATAACAGTCTACTTCTCCTGAAGGTTCGACGAGGATAGAGTTATCTTTAGTAGCCCAATCTTTGTGAGATGTGGCATTAAGAACAATGCTCCATTTGCCAAGACAAGTTGCGTTAAAAGCAGGAAGATTCCAGCCTTCTGCTCCAGATAATCCAGTAAGATCAATGTCGATTGCATTTAAAAATTCATTAACTTCAGAATTCTTTTCTAAATGAGGTAAGAAATTAATATTAGTGTATCTTTCCCCACCTAATACAGCATTGATTGTAGCATCCATATCTTCTTTCTTGTAGAAAGGGTTAGTAACCAAACAAGATAATTGATACTTCGGATCATTTCCGTATTTCTTTAGCCAAGTCTGAATAATTTTAGCAGTATGCTTTCTATGTTCAAACTTGCCCATTAAACCAAAATGGGTAATACCACTTAGGTATTCTTTTTCCGTTTCTTTGAAGTCTTTATCGAAACCCAATGGGCAGAATACATCGCCAAACAACTCAGCAGCACAGGAAGAACTAAAGAATGTTTGAGTTTGGCTTGAAGAAATTTTCTTCTCGATGTCCGTGGGTTGGTTGCATTCATAGAATGTTAATAGATATTGGTTAGAATTTTTTCTATTCTCTGAACCGTTCAGATGCCAAATTTTAAGGCTTGGAACATCACTGCTCAGATAATTATATCTATTATTGATACTATTTTCGATTTTCTTTTTCAGATCATCGTCAATATCATAAGCCTTCAGGTCGATTTTACCTGTTGGCCAAATACCCACATCGTGACCCCGCCCGATAAGCTCTCGGATAATGTTAAAAGAAACATTACCGAGGCTTAACGAGTTCAGAGGGGCTTCGATTAAAATCTTCATTAAAATGGAGGTTCATCATCAGATGCTGGACCAGCTGAGACTGGAGCTGCATTTGAAGGAGAAGAAGATTGACTATCGTCTTTCTTACCAGAATTTAGGAATTGAATATTATTCCCTCTGATAAAATACTTTGATTGAGGTTTTCCAGTTTCTTTGTTTTCCCAAGTGTCCATTGCTAGTTCGCCAGAAAACACAAACTCACGACCTTTAGTCAGGTACTTTGATGCGATTTCCGACAACTTGTCCCAAACCTCTAAATCAATAAAGCATTTGGTTTTAGCATTGCTTGGGGAGATACCGACACGAAGACGTGTCACCGACTTACCGCCATTAAGTTGACGTGTTTCTGGATCTTTTACAAGATACCCTACTGCTGTAATACTGTTATACATAATTTACTGATTCTTTTTCAAATTTCGATAAGCATCTGTTGTGAATGTTAATCACTCCTTGTATGCTCATCCCTAGAGATTTGGCCACCTTGCTCCAAGGTGTTAGCTTATTAGACCATGAATTGTATCTCATGTCAATTATTTTTTTAAATCTTTGGTCTTTTTCTTTTTCCAAGAATAATTTAAATAAAGAAAAGACTTCATAATGTTCATGAATCTCAAAGTCACCTTCCACTTCAGGCTGTCGTAAAAGTTCTTCAAGATTACATTTTTGGAACTTTTTGTTCCTCGTTAACGTGTTTAGACATTTCCACTTCGCCTGATTAGCTAGGTATGTTGGAAATTTAGCACCTCTTGACGGGTCATAGCTCATTACAGAATTGTATATTGTAAATTCCTTGTCTTCAAGGAGGCCATCTCTGTCAGCCACATTTTTACTTCCAGACAAAAATCTATCTACCATGTCGTGATAGACCCCTGAATGTCTATTTATTATTTCGACCAAACTGTCGTTATCCTGTTCTTCCTGAACCTTACTGATTAATTCTTGATCTGTTTGCACTTTAAAACTTTACCTTATTATTTAATAACATACTATAACATATAATAATATTATATAATATATAATAGTATATAATACAATATTTAATAATATAATACGTTATTCCTTACTTATACGTTGTCTTTTTCAGAGGCTTTCTGTAAACAGAACGAATCCTCGCGGTTTTAGACCGTATAACGGTATTATACTAGAATTGAAAATCTCGTCAAGAAAAAAATTTTCATAAATTTTCACTCGACACGAGGCTGAAATCCAGATACAAGTGTAACTAAACTCACTATGATTTTTGAAGAGCAAGTATCGCGTAAGCCTGACCATTATCCTTGGGCAGGAGAATTTATCGAAGCAATGCACAACGGCTTCTGGACTGATAAAGAGTTCAGTTTCACGTCTGATTTGCAGGACTTTAACGTGACACTGAATGAGCAAGAAAAAGAAATCATTGTTAGGACTCTTTCTGCTATTGGCCAGATAGAGGTGGCTGTTAAAAAGTTCTGGAGTAAATTGGGTGATAATTTGCCCCACCCATCATTTAGTGATCTGGGGTTTGTTATGGCTAATGTGGAGGTCATTCACAATAATGCTTATGAACGCCTTTTGGAAGTTCTAGGTTTAGAGGAGGTTTTCGAGGAGAACCTCAAGCTTGACTTTATTGAGGGTCGGGTAAACTATCTCCGTAAGTACACCCACAAGTTCTACAAGAATAGCAAAAAACAATATGTTTACGCTCTTATTTTATTTACTTTATTTGTGGAGAACGTATCTCTGTTCTCCCAGTTTTACGTGATCAACTGGTTCTCTCGTTATCGCAATGTCCTTAAAGATACGGACCAGCAGGTAAAGTACACACGTAACGAAGAGAATGTTCATGCCTTAGTCGGAATGAAAATTATTAATACTATTCGTGAAGAGCATCCAGAGCTATTCGACGAAGAGTTGGAGGATCGGATTCTTGATGAAGCTCAGCAAGCTTTTAGCGCTGAGAGTAAGATTGTTGATTGGATGATCAATGGTATTCAAGAGAAGGGCTTAAACGCCGCGACCCTAAAAGAGTTCATAAAAAATAGAATCAATGACTCTTTGCAAAAAATTGGCTTTAAACAAGCTTTCGATGTTGACAAAAATCTGCTAAAAGATACAATCTGGTTTGAGGAGGAACTGTTAGGTAACAACGCTACCGATTTCTTTCATTCTCGACCTGTTGAGTACTCAAAAAATTCACAGACATTCAACGAAGAAGACTTGTTTTAATGACTGAATATTACTGGCTAAATAAAGACTCAAGATTATTCCTTGAGCGTGGTTACCTCAAAGACGGTGAAACTCCAGAACAGAGGATTCGTGACATTGCAGATACTGCTGAACAGTATCTCAGTATGGAAGGTTTTGCTGATAAGTTCGTCAGTTATATGAAGCAGGGATTCTACTCCCTAGCTTCTCCCGTTTGGTCTAATTTTGGTCGTAAGCGTGGTCTACCTATATCCTGCAATGGCGTTTATGTCCCCGACAGAATGGATGGGATTCTAGCTAAGCAGTCTGAAGTCGGTATGCAGACCAAGCATGGATCAGGAACATCCGCATACTTTGGGGACTTGCGTGAACGAGGCGCTCCAATTAATTCTGGAGGAGAATCTTCTGGGGCTGTTCATTTTATGGAGCTATTTGATAAAGTGGCTTCCGTAGTTTCTCAGGGTAATGTGCGCCGAGGATCTTTCGCTGCTTATCTTCCTATTGAACATCCAGACGTAAAAGAGTTTCTTCGTATTCGTAGTGAAGGTAATCCAATTCAAGAAATGTCTTTCGCTGTAACTGTTACAGATGAATGGATGAAATCAATGATTGGTGGAGACTCTGAGAAGCGCCAAATTTGGGCTTCAGTCATTAAAAAAAGATTTGAGACTGGTTATCCATATTTGTTCTTCCAAGATGCCGCGAATAACCAAGCTCCTGATTGCTACAAAGATAAAGGTATGAAGATTTATGCTTCCAATCTTTGTAATGAAATCTCTTTACCATCTAAGGAAGATGAGTCTTTTGTTTGTTGCTTGTCGTCTCTTAACATGGTCCATTGGGATGAGATTGTAGAGACTGATGCTATTGAGACTTTAGCGATGTTCCTTGATGCGGTTATGGAGGAGTATATCCTAAAAACAGAAAATATTCCGTTCATGGAGTCTTCTCATAACTTTGCCAAGCGCCACAGAGCTTTGGGTATGGGTGTGCTGGGTTGGCACTCTTACCTTCAAAGTAAAATGATTAGCTTTGAAAGCATGGAGGCTAAAATGCAGAATAGTTTAATTTGGAAAACTATTCGTAGTAGGGCAGACAAAGCCACAGCAGAATTAGCAACTGTTTTAGGTGAACCTCTCTACTGTGAAGGCTACGGTCGTAGAAATACCACAACTCTAGCTATTGCCCCAACTACAAGTAGTTCTTTTATTTTGGGTCAAGTGTCTCCATCTATTGAGCCTCTTAACTCTAACTACTTCGTCAAGAATCTCGCTAAAGGTAAGTTCACTTACAGAAATCCATATCTTAAAACTCTCTTAGCTGAAAAGGGTAAGGATACTGACGAGGTATGGAAGAGCATCCTTGAGACTGGAGGATCTGTTCAACACTTATCTTTCCTTAGTGAAGATGAGAAAGGTGTGTTCAAGACATTTGGAGAAATCACTCAGAAAGAGATTGTTATTCAAGCTGCTCAAAGACAGAAATATATTGATCAGGGACAATCTTTAAATCTTATGATTGCGCCCAAAGCTAATCTAAAAGAAGTAAATCAGCTTATGATTTTTGGTTGGGAGAGTGGATTGAAAGGCTTTTACTATCAAAGAAGTGCTAATCCAAGCCAAGAACTGGCAAGATCCTTGATGGAATGCAAATCTTGTGAAGGTTAATTTCATTTATATTTAAAATAAGTGTAAAGAAAAATACCATGGAATTGGACTTTTCTAAGAAAATTAAAGAACTTTTGGAGCGAGCTGAAGCTGCAAAGCGTAGTGGACCCAAAAGTGGGGCGCAAACACCTGCGAAACCGTCTGAAAAGAAGAAGGGTTCTGATAAGAACAAGAGTGGTTCTGCTGGTAAAGACGGTGGTTCTATTACATTTTCAGAAAAAGTTATCCAATCCCTAAAGAATAAAGTAGCCGAGCATAACAAAAAGCATTCAAAGAAAGTCACCTTGGGACAACTTAAAAAGATTTATCGTCGTGGCGCTGGAGCTTTCTCTTCCAGCCACCGTCCGGGTAAGACCAGAGGTCAATGGGCTATGGCTCGCGTAAACATGTTCCTCAAAATGGTTCGTGGCGGTAATGTAAAGGAGTCTTATCGCGCTGCTGATCAAGATGTAGCTAAAGGATCAGAAGATTATTATCTTGAGCGTGAGGGAGAAGCTTTTATTGATTTTGCTGATATTGATTTTGATCTCGCTCATATTGATTTAGTTAAAGCTGGAGCTAACGAGTGGGAACAGGACGATTCTACGGAAGATCTTGAATACACAGACGCAGAAAAGAAAACTTTAAATAAGCCATTCAGACTTAAAGGTGGCAAAAAGAAGTTTGGTGTTTATGTTAAAAATCCAAAAACTGGCAATGTAATCATGGTTAAGTTTGGAGATCCTAACATGGAGATTAAGCGTGATGACCCAGATCGTCGTCGCAATTTTAGAGCGCGTCACAAATGTGATACCGCTAAAGACAAGACTACCCCACGTTATTGGAGTTGTAAGTTTTGGTCTAAGCGTCCAGTAAACTCAATGGCTTCTGAAGATGTCATTGCTTGGGATGAAGAGGAGAAGTTCTCCGAGTGGGGTTGGGATGATGAAGGATTCGCTGAATATGATGATATCATCCGTGAACTTCCTGAGCTTTCCGAAGTTCAAGAAATTGTTGAAGAAGAAGAGCTTTGATATATAATCATGCATTAGCATGTTTATATCCTTCTGCATTATAAGTATTGGAGACAAACCAGATAAATTACGTTTATCTGTTGAATCTGTTCATAAAAATTTTTCATCAAAAGATGGCTATGAGATTATTGTAGTTGGGAGCAACATTAACCAGTTCTCTGATTTAGATGTAACCTTGATTGAGGATAATGAATATGTGGAGTATTTGGGCAAAAGAAGAAATATTGCAACTGACTACTCAAAGGGTGATATCCTAGTTCATTTTGATGATGATATGATATTCCCTTCAGATTGGTTTTCTAATTTCACAGAATATAACAGTAAAAACCCAAATTGGGAAATTTTAGGAAATAAAATTCTTCTTCCAGATGGTAAAAGACACTGGGACAGAGCTGTATACCTACCAGTCCAACGAATGGTTGACTATGATTATGAGTCAAACACTGATATTTTTTATCAGACTGGAGGATTTTGTATAACAAAAAGAACCCTTCTTGATCAGGTTTGTTGGGATAATCACTTGCCTTTTTACGCCATGTTTAAAGGTTATGAGCATAATGAAGACGTTGACTTCTCTTTGAAGCTAAACAAGCTTGGTAAGAAAATTTGTTTTGATAAACATAATACTGTATGGCATTATGATCACAGTTATTACTCTGACAATCTAACATGTAATAAAAAACGAAAAGAGCTAACTATAGATTATACATGTTTGGAATTTATCTCTTTATTAAATAAAATTAAAAAATGAATACACCGCCCCAAAAAGAAAAGCCTTTAATCGTCCTTTGTAACGGTCCATCTGTTAAGGATTTAGATTTTAATCTACTAAAAGACCAAGATGTTATAGCGATGAATGGGATCTATAGGTTTTGCTATGAAAATGATTGGTATCCTAAATACTTTGGATGTTTTGATTATAGAGTTACAGACAATCATGCCGAAGCTTATGCAAAATTTATTGAAGAGTCTCCAATTGAAAGAGGGTTCTTGCTAAGGAAGGTAACTAATTCTGACAAATTGACTGTATTACCACTTAACGGTAATATTGGTGATTTTTCTCTAAACTTCGAAACTTTTGGTTATGGCGGTAATACAGGGGCAAATTGCTGTCAAGTTGGCATGTGTTTGGGTTACAAAAAAATTATCCTATTGGGTGCAGATTGCAATTACAAAGAAGTTGTTGAAGGTGCAAAGCCTGAAGGGGCTGGCCTAGTGATGGATAAAACACCAGAAGAAAATCCAAATTATTTTTTTAGTAGCTATCAAAGAGAAGGCGATGTCTATAACTTTCCACAGGCAGAGCTTTTTCACAGGCCAGCTTGGAACGCCCTCTCAAACTTCGCTCAAAAAAACGGTATTGATATAGTTAATTGCAGTGAGGTTTCGACATTAGAATGTTTTAGAAAATCAAACCTTAGTGACGAGTTATGAAAATATGCATGTTAGAAACTTCTCCCAAAGGAAAGCTTGTTCATAGAAACGAAAACGTAGATATTTTCTTTGTCACACATGATGAATATAACCCTGAAGCTTTATCCTTTAATAAAGGTATGAGCTGGGCGAATAATAGAAATTATTTGTTCACTAACCGTCCTAGTAATTACGATTACTACTGGTTTACTGATTATGATGTAAAATACATTAGCGATACAGAACTCACTGTAGTAGATCAAATTAAAAAAGACCTTATTGATTATAATCCACTTGTTTTAGTTTGCGATTCAAAGTCAAAAAATTATCCCAAAAAAAACAATGACAAAGTTCAGAGTCTTTTATTTTCGAATAATCAAATGAAAATAGTTCATAAGTCTGTTTTGGACTTATTTTTCCCAATGCCGACAATCTATGGAGGAATATGGGATAGTTGCCATTATTTTAACGTAATTGAATCTTGCTTTCTAGGTAAAGTTGCTGTTACTAGCAATGTCTATTGCGAAGGCATAATTAGCGAACCAAGAAGTCAGGGCAATATGGATTCAATGTCAAGAATACATTCAGATTTAAATACTTGCCTATTAAAACACAACAACCTATCTCACAATGAATTTAAACTTATGTATCAACAAAAAGGTTTAGAGACAGAGCTTATAAAAGAAAATGTTGATGTGCAAAATTTTTACAATTCAATGTTCAACGAATCAAAACTCCACAACTTAAAGAATAAAAAATGAATGCTATTATTGTTGGTTGTGGCTTATCTGGAGTTACAGCAGCAGTGGCCTTAAAAGATAAAGGGTATAATGTTAAGATTTTTGAAACCAGAAAACATATAGGAGGAAATTGTTATGATGGATTAATATGCAATACGTTAGTTCATCATTATGGCCCTCATATTTTTCATACAAATGATGAAGAGGTTTTTTCTTTTTTGAGTAGGTTTACTGAGTGGACTCCATTCTCCTATAAACCTAAAGGGGTAACTGAAATTGGAAAAATATCTTTACCTTACAGTAAGAAAACTATCTCAGAAATAGGTAGAGAGCTAAGTGCGGAAGAAATCGAAAAATATATTTTTAAAGATTATTCGGAGAAGCAGTGGGGTCTACCTTTTGAAGAGATACCAAAATCAATAACAAAAAGAATTCCAGACACTTCCGAGTTGGAAGACCCAACTTGGTTTAAGAATGATAAATATCAATGTATTCCTAAAAATGGTTATACAGAAATGTTTAAAAAAATGATATCTGGTATTTATGTAAAATTAAATTGCAACAAAGAAGAATGGAAAAAAGAGAATTACGATCTTGTTGTATACACAGGTAAAATTGATGAATATTACAACTATAGATATGGCAGATTGCCTTACAGGAGTCTAATATTTAAGCATGAGGTTTCCGATAAAAAAATGCAGTATCTTGTCGAAAACCAAAATACAAAAAAAACAAAATATACGAGAAAGTATGATCATAGTTATTTTAGCAAAGATAACGACACTATGACGGTAATTACAAAGGAATACCCTGTCGAACACACTGAAACAAATATACCTTTTTACCCATTACCATTTAAAGAGCCTAATCAGTTATACAAAAAATATAAAAATTTAGCTAAACAGGAAAACAACATAATCTTTACTGGTAGATTAGCTACTTACAAGTATTTAGACATGTGGATGGCTGTAAAGCAATCTCTACAAAAAATAGAAAAATATTTAAAATGATTGTATACATACCAATTAAAAAAAACTCACAAAGAGTCCCAGAAAAAAACTTTAGAATATTTAAAGGAAAGCCTTTATGGGAGCATACTATTGACAAACTTAAAGATTTTGAAGTTTATGTGGATACGGACTCATTGGAGATCATGGATGGATGCATGTCCAAACCTTGGGTAAAACCCTTTTTAAGGGACGAAAACTTTCAGGGTGATGAAGTTTCAGTTGTGGACTTATTGAAGAGTTTTGTAAAAAGATTTAATATTCAAGATACTATCTGCCAAATCCATGTAACATCTCCACTTCTTGATGTTAATCATATTACCTTCTCCAACTATAAAATAAAGGAAGGTTTCGACTCTGTTTTTTCTGTAGATGCGGTTCAAAAAAGATTTTGGAGAAAAGAGAAATATGGCCTATGCCCCGTTAATCATAATCCAGTCAAACTTGAACAGACACAAGATTTACCAGAGTGGTATTGTGAAAACTCGTATTTATACACATTTAAACCTGAAGTTCTAGACATGCATAACAGGATAGGTAATAATCCTTATATTTTTAAAGTTGGATTTCCTTATAATTTAGATATAGATACAGAAGAAGATTGGAATGTTTTGAAAGGACACGAATAATGAAGCTTCTTTGGCAACAAATACCATCCTCTCAGATCACAACAATCTACTGTCAAAGCAGTTTTAATGGTATTGTTTTTGACGATGAGCATGGAGCATTTAATTCTGAAACTCTTGTAACATCAATTCAGCTAGCTAATCATGCTGGTAAAAAGACTTTTGTTAGATTTTCGGAAATGAATAAAACCAAAGTCAGGCACTGCTTGGATGCTGGACTTTACGGTGTGATCTTTTCAACAGTGAATTCTGAAGATTATGCTCAATCAATTTTAGACTGGTGTTTGTATCCTCCACTTGGTAAGAGGGGCCAAGGACTCGTATGTGAGAACGGTTGGGGACGGAGAAAAGAATTACTACAAAACAGAAATCCCAAGCTAATTGCTCAGATTGAAACAAGATCTGGAATAGATTTACTAGACTCGATCAAAGATAACTTTGATTACTTCATGCTTGGCCCTTACGACTTATCTGCTGACGTAGGTTGCGTTGCAGATTGGGATAACCCAAAATACAAGTCCATCATATCTGAGTTTGAGAATAAAATACACAAAGAAAAACGATGCGTCCATATTGTATCTAATATAAAAGAAGAGCTTGAAAATAAGTTCAAAGATTATAAAATAGTAAGCATGGGTATGGATACCACATTTTTACTCGATCAAATTCAAAGCATGGAAGTTTTTTTAAAATGAAGACTGTATTGGTAACTGGCTCTTCTGGCTATATAGGTTCTCACTTATTAAAAATAATTAAATCTGAATTCAAAGTATTTGGTTTGGATAAAGACGAAACTCAAATTCCTGTCAAATTTATCCACGCAGATATACGCAATCCAGAATATCTAAAATACCATCAAAAATTTGATTGCGTGGTGCATCTTGCTGCTGAGATGAGAGTGGGTGAGTCTGTTAAAGATCCAGTATTGTATTACGAAACTAACATTGTTGGAACATTAAACATTCTTAAGCATATAAGAACTAATAATTTTATCTTTGCTTCCACTGGTGCTGCTGAAGGGATGGCTTCTCCTTATGGGATATCGAAGAAAGTTGCCGAAGAAATAGTTTCACAAACCTGTAAGGAGCAGGGTATAGATTATACTATTTTTAGATTTTACAATGTGATTGGTTCAGATGGTATTGACGTAAAAAACCCAGATGGATTATTTTACAATTTAGTAAAATCAAAAGAGACTGGCGTATTTAAAATCTTTGGTAAAGACTACAATACAAAAGATGGAACTTGTATTAGGGACTATGTCCATGTAAACGAGATCTGCGAAGCGATTAAATTATCTATAGACAAACCAGCCAATAAGATTGAGAATCTTGGTCATGGATATGGTACTTCTGTATTAGAGATGTTTAATATTTTTAAGAAAAGTAACAATCTAGATATTAATTTTGAGTATGCGCCTCGTAGAGAGGGAGATATGGCAGAAAGCGTATTGAAGGACGTTAGTCCCTATATGAGGAAAATGTACTCAATAGAAGATTTATTAAAAACATGAAGAAAGTAATCATTACAGGAGTTACAGGACAAGACGGCAGCTTTATGGCTGATTACCTCTTGAAGAATACAGAGCATCTTATTGTTGCTGGTGTCCGTAGGTTGAGCGTTAAGAATCACGTTAATATCGCTCATCTTCTTAGCCATCCTCGGTTTAAGCTAATTGACTTGGATGTTGCTGATCAGGCTAATACGGAGATAGTTGTTGCGGAAGAAAAACCAGATTACTTTATTAATTTTGCTGCAAATTCTTTTGTTGGTGTGAGTTGGAAGATGCCAGTCAATCACATGGAGACAAATGCTATGGCTGTTTTATATCAGCTTGAAGCAATTCGTAAATATTGTCCAAGTTGTAGATACTACAATGCTGGCTCTTCAGAGGAGTTTGGAGACGTTTTGTATTCTCCACAGTCAGAACTTCATCCTTTGCGACCAAGAAGCCCTTACGGTGTTTCTAAGGCTAGTGCGAGGCACATGGTAAAAGTATGGAGAGACTCTTATAATTTGTTCGCCATTCAAGGATGGCTCTTCAACCATGAAGGAACTCGTCGCGGAGAAGAGTTTGTAACTCGTAAGATTACCAAAAACGTAGCTCGCATTAAAAATGAATATATTAATGGTGATTTTGAGCCTCTTGAGTTAGGCAATGTAGATGCCAAGCGAGACTGGAGTGATGCGGAAGACTTTGTCGAAGGTGTTTGGCTAATGCTCAATCAAGAAGAGCCAAAAGAGTACGTCTTATCTTCAAATGAAACTCATACTATCCGTGAATTCGTTGAGGAAGCTTTTAATTTTGCAGGGTTTGGTTTAGAGAAGTGTCGTTGGGAAGGTCGTGAAGTTGATGAAAAATATTACCACGAAGATAAGGTTCTGGTACAGATCAATCCTGAATTCTACCGCCCTGCTGAAGTAGACCTTCTTCTAGGAGACTCCTCATCAGCAAGGAGAGACCTTAACTGGGAGCCTCAGACTGATTTTCTAGAATTAGTCAGAAAAATGGTTGCACACGATCTCAGAGAGTGGTAACCTAGATTTATGCCAAGAGGTAAAAAGACATGCCCTAGCTGTGAATCATTGATTGCGGCTGGGGTATCCTTGTGCATCTGTGGTCACGTTTTCAAGAAGAAGAAGGTCGCCAAGCCTAAGATAAGTAAGAGGGACATATTAAAGAGGCTTGTTGAGGAGCCTGTAAAAAACAAAAGACTTTTTTATCAAAAAGAAATGAAGTTCTTGAACGACTTGATTGAGAAGTATTCGTTGGAATTTATGAACGTGGTTAACTTCCACCGTCAGTTTGAGTCGCTCACTTATTTAAGAAGCCCTAAGCTTAAAGATACTCTTGACAAAAAATTCAGAGCGTTTAATTATGTGGTAGACGAATCAAAGTATCCACAGTACAATCTAGGCGAGAAGAGCGGCGAAGATCGCTTTGTGGAGAAGAAGAGGGTAACATTGAAAGATTTTTTAGAAGATAATTAAAATGGCTAACAAGAAGACAACAGCGACAGTAGACTCAAAAAGTTTGTTAAATAATTTTTTGAAGAATAATAAAGAGGATCACTTCAACTTTGAGGAGCAAGTGAACTATAGAGTTTCGAGTGGATCTCTTGAATTTGACCATCACCTCGATGGCGGATTTGGCCCCGGGCTGCATAGGTTTGTTGGAATGAATGAAGGAGGCAAAACATCTGCATCCTTAGAAGTTATGAAGAACTTCTTGAAAATGCCGAAAGCAAAAGGTGTTTACATCAAAGCTGAGGGTAGACTTTCAGAGCAGATGATTAAGCGTTGTGGCGTTAAGTTTGTCTATAATTACGATGAATGGGAAGATGGTACTTGTTTTGTTTTTGAGTCTAACATTTATGAAACCGTAGTGGACTTAATGAGGCAGCTTGTAGCCTCAAACGAAGAGAAGAACAAATACTGTTTTTGCTTGGACTCTGTAGATGGTTTGATTAAAAAAGCTGACAACGAAAAAACTTTTGAGGAGTCAGTTCAGGTTGCAGGTGGAGCTAACATTGCCGCAACATTCATGAAGAAGATGTCAATCGCTCTTGGTAAAAGAGGTCATATGGCAATCTTCATTTCTCAAGTCAGAGCTGATATCAAACTAGATCCATATAGCAAGGCTCCTGTTCGCCAAACTACCGCAACAGGAGGAAACGCTTTGCTACACTTCGCAAACTGGATTATTGAATTTGAGCCTAGATTTTCTGGGGACCAAATACTACTTAATCCATCAAACAAGAAGATGGACCCAAAGACTAATCCTGCAATTGGTCATTATGCTAAGGTGATTGTTAAGAAGTCTCCAAATGAGAAGACTAACACTAGAATCTCTTATCCTATTCGCTACGGTAGGACTGGGGGAACCTCAATCTGGGTGGAGAAAGAAATTATCGGCGCTCTTGAAGCTTGGGAGTTTATTAAAAAGGCTGGAGCTTGGATTTCTATTACAGAAGATTTTCAGAACGTATTAGCTGAAGGAGGTTTTTCTCTTCCAGAAAAAGTGCAGGGAGAGAATAAATTGTTTTCTCTTATTGAAGACGACTCTTCTCTTTGCCAATACCTTATAGCTTACTTCAAAAAAATCTTTAATGGAGAAGAATGAAGTTCTACTCCACAGATGGTAAACTAAGGAATCTAAAAAACCCCAGAAAATATCACATAGACTGGGATGCGTCTAGCAGAAGTAAGTTTCAAAAAGGCGTAAAAGATTTCCTCTACCCATATTGGAGTACAGATATTGTATTTGAAGAATTTAGAATAGTTGGTAGTCGGTTATCACTAGACTTCTACAATGCAAATAAAAAAATTGCTATTGAAGTTCAAGGCGCTCAACATACTAGATACGTCAAACATTTCCATAAGAATAGGTACAAGTTTTTAGATCAACTGAAAAGAGATCAGAAAAAGCTAGACTTCTGTGAGATGAACGATATAAAGCTCGTAGAGATATACCCTGATGACACAGTAGATGAGTCATTTTTTGAAAACCAAGACATTTATTTATGAGTGAAGACAACGAGGCATTTTCAATCCCAAGTGGTTTTGTAGAGAAGATTTACGAGATTTCTGGGGATTCAGACAGGCATAAGGGTGTCATAATGGTGGCTGCTAATGAATCAGGAGACCCTATAGTGTATAGTAAATTTGATTCTTCGATTACAGAATTAGGTTTGATAAAGGCTTTATCTCAGTATTTAGATAGATTGGAAAAAGAGAGAGCTGAAGAACTATGATTTATAGCTACGAATTAGAAAAACAACTTTTAGCTGGGCTGTTAAAAGATCCCCAGTCTCTCATAGAGATTTCAAACTTTATTAGTCATAAAGACTTTTTTTCTGAGGCTTCACCCTTACATGCTACCATCTTCAGAGTCATCAAGCAGTCTGTTGATGCTGGAGAGGAGGTAGACAACATCATCTTAGCTCAACGAGTTAATGAAGTAGGTTTAAGCTTTGAGGGTAATATCAACCCTGCTGATTATATTAAGTCTCTCTCTATGAGAGCTGTCCCTTCTGGGAATCTTATTAAGACTTGTAAAGAGCTTAAGAAATACTCCATTAGGCGTGAGATAGTTGAATCTTCAGAGCTTATAGCTGAGAAGATGAAGACTATAGCTCCAGAATCTTCTTATAGAGATATTGTTGAGACTGCTGATCAGATTTATAACTCTAGAATTAATCTCTTCGATATCGGTAATGATGTTCCTGAAAATATCTATGACGACATGGAGCATATCATTGAAGAACGAGGCAATAATCCAATCGAAGAGTTTGGGATGATGGGGCCGCATCAAAAGGTCAATGACATTTACGGATCTCTTTTGCGTCCGGGTAATATCACCGTTATTGTAGCTCGTTCTGGTGTGGGTAAAACTCAATTCTGTATGGATTACGCTACTAAAGTAGCTTTAAAATACAATGTCCCAGTTTTACACTTTGATAATGGGGAGATGAGTAAGGAAGAGCTTATCATGCGTCAGTGTGCTGCTCACTCTGGAGTCCCAATGCACCTGCTAGAAAGTGGCAATTGGAGAAACGCTGGGCAAGATGTCGTCAATAAGGTTAGGTCTGTTTGGTCTAGAGTTAAAGATTTAAAATTCTACTACTACAATGTTGGCGGTATGGATGTTGATGTTATGATCAACACCTTGAAAAGATTCTACTATTCCACTGTTGGTAGGGGTAATAAAATGGTCTTCTCTTTTGATTATATCAAAACAACAAACGACTCAGCGGGTAATAAAAACGAGTGGCAGGTTGTCGGAGAGATGGTTGATAAGTTTAAGAGGTGTATCCAAAAAGAGGTTCTTGAAGATGGAGACCCAGTTATTCCGATGATTACTTCCGTTCAATCTAACAGGAGCGGTATAACCACAAACAGAAACGCTCAAAACATAATTGACGATGAGAGTATAGTTTCTCTGTCGGACCGAATCACACAGTTCTGTTCTCACATGTTTATTCTTAGACGTAAGACAGAAGACGAAGTTCAGCTGGAGGGGGAAAGATTTGGCACTCACAAAATGATCAGTGTTAAGTATCGCAGTTTGGGTAGAGATATTGCTGGCGCTTTAGAGCCAGTTCAAGTAGAAGATTCTCTTCGCAAAAATTTCATCAATTTGAATTTTAATAATTTCAATATTTCAGAACGCGGCGACTTGAGAGATATCGTTGCTGTTCAAAACGGAGATGCAGTATTAGATGACAGTATACCAGATGCACCAGCAAGACAGGAGAGAAGCGACATCCCAGAACTTGGTTCCTTCTGAAGAGTTTGAAAAAGTTCTGACATCAATAGGTTACAAACTTATTGATTGTGGAGATCATTGGAGATCTCAAGCTCTTTATAGGAATGGGGATAATGCGACAGCCTTAAAAATTTACAAGAACTCTGGAGTCTGGATGGACTTCGTTGAGCCTAAAGGGTCTTTACCTTTTGAGGCTTTAGTTCGAATGACTGTAGGCGATAGTGAGAAGTTCTCTGAAACTATAAAGAAAATCAAAAGTGACAAAACTTATGTCGCAAAAAAAGTAGACAGGATAGAAATGGAGCAATTTTACCCAGATGATTGTTTAGATAAGCTGTTCCCAAATTACAAATTTTATAAAGACAAGGGTATTTCAGAGATGACCCAAGTATCTTTTAAAGTGGGATTAGCTGGTGTAGGAAAGATGTATAGAAGAATGGTCTTCCCAATATACAACGAAACCAAACAGATTATTGGGTTCTCTGGCCGTAAGATAGACGAAGATAATAACTATCCTAAATGGAAGCATATAGGTAGAAAGAACACTTGGATTTATCCAGCTTATGTTGAGGGGAATGAATGCAGCGAAGAGATAGATAAACTAAGAACGGTTATCTTGGTTGAGAGTATAGGCGATGCTATGGCTCTTTATGATCAAGGAGTGAAGAATGTTTTGGTGTTATTTGGTTTGTCAGCTAGTTCGAACATCATCAACTATCTATCCAGCAAGACCTTAGACAAAATATACATCTCTACTAATAATGATATTAGCTCTTCAGAGAATAGAGGTTTAATAGCGGCAATAAAAAACTATTTGAAATTAGCTAAGTATTTTGATTTGGATAATCTGACTATTAAGCTGCCACAAAATGCAAATGATTTTGGAGAAATGTATAAGTCTGGTTATAATATAACTAACTGGCTTAACAGAGATATAGATCAGAATAAACAGAGGGACTATATTCATAATTTTGTCTCAAAGAATTCTCATCTATTTAATAAGACAGATAAAAAAATGGCCCAAAAACTTAAATGACTCAACCCCAAACAGCTCTATCAGCAAGTAGGATCAAGACAGCTCAAGGGTGTTCTTGGTTGTATTGGTGTAAGTACAAACTTAAGTTGCCAGATACTAGCAATGATGGCGCAAAAAGAGGTTCTATATGTCACTTAATTTTTGAGCTTTTAGGTGAAAAGAGGAGAAGGGGTCACTATGACAAAATCATGGCGACCCAAGATATATTTTCTGTCCCGTCTATAGAGCGGTTAGTCATGAAACATGCTCGTCGTGAAGAGGTTGACGATGAGGATAATATCCAACTTATTAAGGAGATGACCTTCAATGGTCTAAACTACGATTTCTTTGGTGGTGATCTGGATAAACCCACTAAAGAGCTTTCTGAGCAGGATTTTGATATTGTCAAGAATGATGGCCAGATTGCTTACAGGATAAGGGGTTTTATCGACAAGCTATTTCTATACAAGAAACAAAAGTTTGCTTTGATTAGGGACTTCAAGACAAGTAAAGAAGTTTTCAAAGGTAAGGATCTTGAAGATAATATGCAAGATCTAATGTATAGTTTAGCCACAAAACACTTGTATCCAGAATACGAGAATAAACAAAGTGAATTTTTATTCTTAAAATTTGAGTTAGATCCGAATGCTAAAAAAAGCGGGGTTATGAGAATGACTCCACTAAGCGACGAGGATCTCTTAGGCTTCGAAATGCAACTCACTCAGATTCAGCAATACTTAGATAATTTCTCTGAAGACGATGCGGTGGCAAACATGGCTGCTGATAAAGGATTCCCTTCAGACAATTCATTCAGCGGTAGATTGCTTTGCGGTTTTGCAACTCAAAAAGGAGAACTAAAAAAAGATGGGACAAAAAAATGGCATTGCTCCATGAAGTTTGACTTTTTTTATTATGTATTTAAGAATTCAGATGGTCAAGCTGTAGGATCTTGCTTCGAAGAAGAGTTCTCTGAAGATATGGTGCCAGAGGGTTGCACCTACGAAATACAATATTATAAGGGTTGTCCGTCTCATTGTTCTTGATCTTTGGTTGGATCTGTGTAGAATGAGGGAGTGATGACTCCTGTATTCAAATCTACATACTCTTATGGGAAAAGTATCCTCACTCTAGATGATGAGTCGAAGGAACTTGGTTCAGATTCTCTTATCGAAATGTGCGTCGATAATGAAATCAAGGATGTTGTTTTGGTTGAGGATAACTTAACCAGCTTCATGAAAGCCTTCAAAGCTTGCCAAAAAAACAAATTGAATTTGTATTATGGGCTAAGGGTGACATTCTGTAACGACATGAGTGATGAGTCTAAAAGCTCTGACCATAAAAATATTATTTTCGCTAAGGACGATGAGGGTTGCAAGCTGTTGAACAAAATATATTCTTGCGCCTTCACTGAAGGTGGTGGCAGAATAGACTACGCCACTTTCAAAAACTATTGGGATGAAACATCATTATCTTTTGTTGTGCCATTCTACGATAGTTACATCTACGAGAATAATTTCCATCAGAAAAACTGCATCCCCGATTTGGATGGTTTAAATCCTGTATTTTGGTCAGAGAGTAATGACTTGCCATTTGATCATATACTCAATTACAAATTACAAGAATCCACAAAAAGAAAGGGATATAGGGTTGCTAAAGTGAAAACGATCCTATACAAAGACAAGAAGGATGTTGAAGCTCTTCAGACTTACAAAATTCTTTGCACTAGGTCTTTTGGTAAGCAGTCGAAGCTTAGTAACCCTAATTTAAGTCACTTTGGCAGTGAAGAATTCTGCTTAGAAAGCTATCTCAGACAGTCATGAATGATCAATTATTAAGGTTTGATAAAAAGCAAAAGTATCTAATTTTAGATACCGAAACAGAAGGCTTAAACTTGATCAAGTCGAGACCATATCAAGTCTCTTGGATCATTGCCCAAGGAGATAATATCTTAGAGAAGAATGATAGGCATATTTGGTGGGACGATCTTCAAATGTCTGAAGATGCAGCTAGAATCACCAAATTTAATTACGACTACTACAAATCGAAAGCGGAAGATCCAGAGGTTGTTTGGGCTGATTTTTCTAAAGAGCTTTATAATCCAGATTATAAAATTGTAGGACAGAATCTCTTAGGGTTTGATGTATATATGATCAATGTTTGGAGAAAGCTAATGGGTCTTGGTTCTGACTATTCATATGTAGACAGGATTATAGATACCCTCAGTTTAGCTAGAGCCATCGCAAAGGAAGATAAGCCTGACTTTGATAATTTTATATGCTGGCAATACGGTTGGAACAATTTTTTCCAGAGAGGTTTGAGGACTGGTCAGGCGACCCTACTTAAAAAATATAATATTCCACACGATAAAGACAGATTGCATGATGCTCTTTATGATATTGAGATGAACTTTAAAGTTTTCAGAAAGCAGTTATTTGAAATAGAGCTATGAGATACAAAAACCCATTTCCAGCTGGAGTAAAGCTCCCAGAGATTGTAGTCCCAAAAGAAATCTTAGATGAATTGGGTCTAGAGGAGGGGAGTTCGAACAAAGAAATTTTGTATGAGCTTTCTAGAAAAGGTTTAAGAGAGAAGGGTATAACTAAACTTCCAAACAAAAAAGATTACTATGATCGAACGATCATGGAGTTAGAGATTTTTGAGGAGTTGGGGTTTATTGATTATATTCTTCTTAACTGGGATGTTCTTTACTTTTGTAAGAAGCAGGGCATTCCAACAGGTGCTGGACGAGGATCTGCGGCGGGTTCTTTAGTTTTGTATCTTTTAGGTGTAACTAACATCAACCCAATTGAATATGACTTATTTTTTGAGAGATTCGTTTCTAGAAGCAGGGCCAAGCAGATTGAGCATGGCGGTGAAGTTTTCCTTGATGGGTCTCTTCTTGCTGATGTTGATAACGATATTTCTTATAATCGTAGGAGTGAAGTCGTTAAGTACATTGAGGAGAAATATAAAGGTAGGACTTCTAAAATCTTAACTCTAAACACTCTTAGCGGCAAACTTTGCATGAAGGAGTGCGGTAAGATTGTCGCTGAACTGAATGAAACAGAAGTTAACCAAATTAGCGATAGCATACCAAAACAGTTTGGTAAAGTAGCTAAGTTGGAAGTTGCTTATGATGAGAGTGAGTCATTCAAAAAACATGCAGATAAATATCCTAAAGCCTTTCATATAGCTAAAAAATTAGAAGGCTTAGTTAAGAATACAGGAGTTCACCCTTCTGGCATTTCTATCTGCTACTATCAGCAGTCAGACATTATGCCTCTACAAAAGACTAATGATGGCTCTTTAGTATCTGGATATGATATGGATGATGTTGCGAGCTTGAGTGTTAAGTTCGATATTTTGGGGCTTAGAACTTTATCAGTTGTTAATGATGTTTGTGAGCGATTGGGTTTAAATGTTAACGACATTGATCCTCATGACCCTTTGATTTATACTGCCCTTTCTAACCTACAAAGTCCACAGGGACTCTTTCAGATTGAAGCTGACACTAACTTCAAAGTCTGTCAGAAAGTTGCTCCTAGAAATCTTGAACAGTTGTCTGCTGTTGTAGCGATTGCTAGACCCGGAGCGTTAGACTTCAAAGATAGATACGCTGAGTATGCTAAGACTGGAGAATCTCAGTCAGTTCATGAATTTTTTGACTCTGTTCTGGGTTACACAGGGGGTATTCCTCTTTATCAGGAGCAATTGATGAAAATGGCCGTTAAGGTTGGCTTTAGTTTAGATGAGGCGGAGCAGTTGCGCCGTATCGTTGGTAAGAAGAAGGTGGACCAAATGCCAGCTTGGAAAGCTAAGATTAGCGAGAAAGTTAGTCAGCTTGAAAATGCAGATCCAGTTATAGCTGATGTTTTATGGAAGGTGGCGGAAGACTCCGCTAATTACTCCTTCAATAAATCCCACTCTATCAGTTATGCTTACTTAGCTGCTATTACTGTATATTTAAAATTTAAATACCCACAAGAATTCTTCTTGAGTTTGTTAAAGTTCGCTAAATTTGAGCCAAACAGTCATGATGAAATATCTAAGATCTCTCAAGAATTAATTAATTTTGACATTAAGTTGTTGCCTCCTGATCTCAATAACTCTGATATTGACTTCAAGATTGAAGGTAAGGATATCAGATATGGCCTTAATTCAATTAAGGGCGTTTCTGAGAAGGTTTTGGTCAATCTTCTAGACTTCAGAGAGGGATCTTTCTCAAACAAGTATCAGGTGTTTGTAGTGGCCAAACAAGTCGGTTTAAATATTGGCGTTTTATCTAGCTTGATTCAAGCTGGGTTGCTAGACTCCTTCGTCTGTAGCAATCGTTCAGATCTAGTTCTAGAAGCTCAAGTCTTCAATGTTTTGACTGACAGAGAGAAAAGAAACTTCATAGCTTTAGGAGAGAATTATAATTACAATATTATTGAATCAATTAATGATGTGATTGGCAATGAGATGATTGGCGACGATAACAAGAAGATCTTTAGAGACACTAGAATAAACACATTAAAGAAAAAGTGGGAACCTTATAAAGAGATTTGTAGATTAAACAAACATTCAATAAAATACGCCAACTGGCATTTTGAAACACAATTACTGGGCTATAGCTATTCGTATAGCATAAGGGATATATTTAAGCATCCTGAAGATTATCAATGCTCTGATTCTGTTAAAATGGCTGGACCTAGATCCGAAGTTAGACACGTTGGTGTTCTAGTTGATATTGTGAAAAGAACCAGTAGGAATGGTAATAAATATGCTAGGCTAGAGATGCATGATGAAAAAGGTGTGGTTAATGTGTTATTTATGGATAGTGATCGAGAATCTCGCTTGACAGATTATCTTGATGCTGGTAATAAATTGCCCAAGAAAGACGATGTCGTCATCATTACAGGCAGTAAGGGAGACGATATAATCTTTGCCAATACCATCAACACCTTAAAAGATAAAATTTATATGAAGTTATCTCAGGTAAAATAAGCGTAACTATATATGATGTCTCTAACTGACTACAATCTGACTCCAAAAGCAAAGAAGGCGATAAAAGATTCAAAATTATTCGCCGCTTCAAATTCTCATGACTTAATCAGAACTGCTCATTTATTTTATGGATGCTTATCTAACTTATCTGAAAGGGTTCAATTACTGTTTGAGAGTAGAGGTATCATCTATTCTGTGAAGGATTACATAAAAGATTTTAAAAGAATATGTAAGGAGAACAAAGGTTACTTCACGAAGTCAAAAAATGACAATGCTTGGCACAGCGAACTAAACGAAATTATAGCTGATGCTAAATCTTTCGCTGATGATAATGAAGATTTCTTTGTCAATGTAGAGCATATACTCTATTGCGTTTTAAGATCTAGTTTTTCTGACATGGTGCGCTCTGATTATTGCGACACCCTTCATATGTCGGAAGTGCTTTGCGAACTAGTCATAGACGCTAGTCTTGTTGTAACGCAGCACCCTACGGAACAGCCTTCAGGATTGGATGACTTACTGAGTTCTCTTGGGGCTGCTGGACCCGAACAAAATTCTGGATTCTTATCGGAGTTTTGTTTAGACTTGAATAAGGAGGCTGAGGATGGGAATCAAATACCGATAACATCAAGAGAGAAGGAGATAGATAACCTAATTGAAGTGTTATCAAAAAAACATAAAAGTAATGCTATTTTACTAGGCGAATCAGGGGTGGGCAAAACTGCTATTGTAGAAGGTTTAGCTCAGAGAATCATCACAGGACAAGTCCCTGCCCATATTGAGATGTGCAGAATATATACTGTGGATATGGCTTCCATGATCGCGGGAACTCAATATAGAGGTCAATTTGAAGAGAGGCTCAAAGGGTTACTGAAAGAAGTAGAAGATCGTCCTGAGATAATTCTTTTTATTGATGAGATTCATACCATTATGGGGGCTGGTAACTCTAACGACAACGGAATAGATGCTGCAAACATGCTTAAACCAGCTTTAGCTAGAGGCTCTATTAAATGTATAGGAGCTACAACATTCAAAGAATATGAAAAGTCTTTTGGAAAAGATCCAGCTTTGAAGAGGAGATTCGACAAGGTGGAAATTAAAGAGCCTACAAAACAGCAGACTTTAGAGATGATAAATAGTAGTATCTCTTTCTATAAAGATTTCCATAGGGTTAACTATTCTAAAAAGAATATCCAAGACATCTTAGATCTGAGTGAAATCTATTTGTCTAATAAGAGATTCCCAGAGAAAGCTTTTGATATTATTGACCAAGTTGGGGCGAAAGCCAAAATAGAACAAGATTATCCTGCTGAAGATTTATCTTTAATCAGGGAAAAATTCTCCCAAAGAGGCGAGGATGCAGATGAGGTACAAACGCAAGAGTTAATAGAAGAATACGTCAAAGATTTAGTATCTTATATTGATGGTGAAGATAAGAAGAGAAAAATCTCAAGGAACCAAATACTTGAAGTTTTCGAGAAAAAAACTGGGATACCTAAAAAGATAATTGGAGAGAGTAATAGATCTTTTTCTAACTTCAAAAAGAAGATGAAGAAGGAGATCTTTGGTCAAGATGAGGCTTTAGAAAGGATTTATAATATTCTTTCTTCTGTCAAGGTTGGTTTAAATGACCCCAGTAAACCCTTGGCTAACTTTTTGTTTGTTGGCCCAACTAGTGTGGGTAAGACTTTTACAGCTAAGAATATAGCCAAGCATTTCTTTGGTAATAAAAACTCATTCCTGCAAATCAACATGAGTGAGTATCAAGATAAGACTGGAATTTCTAAACTGCTAGGGTCTAATGCTGGTTATGTTGGTTACGAAGATGGCGGGGTATTAACTGAGTTTGTATCTAATAATCCTAACTCTGTAATCTTATTTGACGAGATAGAGAAGTGTGACCCCAAGATTTTAGATTTGCTACTGCATCTTTTAGACGAAGGTTATATTTCAGACAGTTTCAATAGGCGCGTAGACTTTTCTAAGTGCATTGTGGTCATGACAACAAATATTGGACATAAAGAAGCTACAAAAAGCTCTATGGGCTTCATTACAGACAATAATGAGCAAGAATCCTATAAAGACAGCTTATCCAAGTATTTGCGTCCAGAGCTTATTGCTAGGATTCAAAACACTTTAATATTCAATACTCTGAATGATAAAATTATGGAGAGCATTGTTGATGTTGAGATGAATAAGATAAAGAAGCGTTTGCTAGATAAGGGTATTGATCTAAAGACCCCCAAAGCTATTAAGTCTTTTCTAATTAAAGAAATTAAATCTAAAAATCTGAATGCCAGAAACATCAAAACCTTAGTGATAAAGCTTATTCAGTTCCCTATAACCTCCTTTATAATGGAGAGTGAAAAAAGTAATAAAATATCCTTAAAAATTGTTGACAAAAGTATTAAAGTATACTAATATAAAAACATGAGTAAGTCAGTTCTAAAAGCAATCCGTAATTCTAAAGGTCGGTTTTTTGGCCTTTATACCAAGCAGGGCGAATCTCTAAACGCTCAGCTACAATCCGAAACCAATCAGACGATTGTGGTCTATGATCGCAACTTTAAACGTTCTCGACGCTTCTCCAAGACTAGTATCACTGGAGTGCGTTCTGGATCGAAAACTTTCGGTCGTGTTAATTAATTTGTATTTGGTGTAGGTAGTCATAACATTAACCCTGCCCCTTTAAAAGGGGTGGGGTTTTGTTATAATATATCATGAAGAGTGACTCTATATTCAAGGATCGCCTGTATAGCTTACCATTTAGTGGGAGAATTACAGCTGCCGAATCTAAAATCATACAAAAGATTATATTATCCTCTAATGTTGATATAAAATCAGATAAAATCTCTTTAGTTTCTGTTGAGGAAGATTACGATTTTTACCAAATCCAAAGTGGCGATAAATTATTTGATTTAAAATTCTCTTTGGATTACGAGAGTGAAAAATTCAACAGGGAGATTAAAAATACGAAGTTAGGCAAATCTCTTCATATCTCAAAATATTTGGATAGCGGTATAGTTAAAGTCGGAGATAAAATATCTTATTTGATTTGTGAATCCAATGTTTCCGAATCTTTATTTGATTATGGCCGATCTCACTTGGTATCCAACTTGGATTCTTTTGTTGATTCTTACTGTTATTTTTCATCTGGTTCAAATTACAAGTTACTGTATAAAACTCTACTAACTAAACTAGTCAAAGAAGCTGACATCGACTCTGTTTTCGATGTAGATCAAAAATCCTACATAGAAAACCACTCTGACTACAGCAAGTGTAAAGATATAATCAATACATTAAGGTCTGAGATCTTATCTAGATTGAATACTCTACCAAAACATTATACTGGAAATATTATTGGGGATTTCAATAAGAACTCAATATTTGTATCAGGCGATCAATTCTTGTTTAAAGATTTAAGATATGGGTGCAAAGGGCATATTTATTCTGACATAGCTAATATCACATTATATTATGGCTTAAATAGCTCAGCGGAAAAAGCTTTGTTGGAAAAAGCTAGTAATAAGATGTCCATCTCTATAGATAGAAATCTGTATAACACATTTTACGAGTTAGAGCTGAGGAGAAAAGCTCTAGATTATCTACTGCAATACCTCAAAGAAGTTTATCTTTATGAGTCTTCTAGAATTGAAGTCATTATTAATCTCATTGATTCATTCTCCCAGAGCTATAAAAGACTCTGCAA